GGATCAAGATCGGTTCGCCAGCCGCGCTAATCGATCCAGCTTGGTTGATCGTCGCACCGTCGGCCTAGTCCGTTTGAATCACTGATCGTTTCCACCCAAGCGGAGTCGGCCATGCCACTTCCACGAGTCCGCAAAGGCAACGAAGTAGCGATCGATTTCCTGGACCATGGGGAATCGTCGCAAGGACCCTTGGAATTCACGGTCTACGGCCGTGTGATTTCCCAGGACAAGAACAACATCGTGGTCGCTTCCTGGGTCTACTCAGATCCATCGAAGCGATTCAAACACGACGATTACAACGTGACCCAATTCACGATCGTTCGGGGTGCAATCCGAGCGATCCGTTTTCTTCGATAACTCCAATCCCAACAGGCAACTCGACCATGCCCAGTTTCAAGGATTGCGAATCCCGCTCTTGGGATCTTCGCATTGATGTCGACGTCATCCGTCGCGTCCGCACTGTATTTTCGATCGATCTTGCAAGGGCACTGGCAGACCCTGAAACGATCGACCGGCTTACTTCCGACATCGTGTTGACGATCGATGTGATCTATGAGATCTGCCGACCCGTCGCTGAGAAGATCGGAGTCACTGCGGAGCTGTTCGGACGTTCGCTCGCTGGCGATGCTCTCGGCCACGCCGTCACCGCCTTTGAGGAGGCACTGGTGGAATTCCTCCCGGAGTCCAATCGCCGAGCCACAGCTCGGCGAATCCTCGAGGCAGGAAAGGCACTCCAGAATCAGACGGCCCTACGGATCACCAACGCGATGGACAATGGGCTGCTGGAGATGGGGATCCAGGAGCAACTGACGAGCCTGGATCAGATGATCGAAAAAGCGATGCAGAAGAGCGCGCCGAGTACTGGCCAACCATCCTCCGACTAGCAGCAAGAATCGGGATCGAGCCAGGGCCCTATACACTGCGAGAGCTGATGTGGATGTCCGACGAGATCAACAAAGACCGCTGGGATCGCACAAGCGACCTGATGACCCTGTTAGCAAACATCCACAGTCCGAAACGAGCTCGCCCATACAGACGCACTGATTTTCACCCGTACCGCACCGACAGTCCGCCGCCGAGCATTAGCCGCGCCGAGCTGCACAATTTGCGAGACGGGCTCCCGGTCCACTATGTGACGCTACCAAAGCAGGATACCTGATGAGTCTCGATAAGATCATTCGCAAAATTCCCGAATGGCAAAACAAGTCCGCTGCGGTTGTACTCGCGGATTTGCAAGCAGAGACCATCCCCTTCGAGAACGGGGACAGTTTCACCTGGAAAGGGCTTGCGTCTGTGTACATCCCCGAGGCCGGTAAGCGGTTTGGTGCCGAAGGAAACAGGGCGCTGCAGAACGTCCTCAATCACCAAGGGGATCAGTGGTTGATCTCGCAGCTCGCCACCGGCGTGCCACTAATTGATGACGAAGTGCAGAACACTTTCTATTTGCTCGATCAGGCTGGATTTGTCCCCGGAGCAAGACACCTTGCACGAGAAGTCAAACGAAACATCAGCCTGCTCGAACAAGCTCGAATCCAAGAGCGCATCGAAAGGTTCCACATCGAGATTGAAGTCCCAAGCATCGAAGAAATCGAAGCCTGCCTGTTTGCGATGAAGCTGGCCGATCTGCGGGTCTTGCGAGAAGAACAGATGTGGGACCGAGTACAAGCCTACAGGATCGCCTTAACTGCGTATGACGGCATTGGCCGAGAACCGGAGTTGTAATGGCGATTTCGCGAGTCAGTTTTTCAACCAATAACGGAACAGGCGTGACCCTTGGCACTCACGTCAAGGGCGATCTGATTTTGTATAGTGCGTACTTTGCGGGGGCTGGAATTCCATCCTTGCCTCCCGGTGTACTAGGGCTTTACACACGAGCAAATAGTGGCGGATCGCACAGGCTTGGATATTACATTGCTGAATCGGCTTCCGAAACAACGGGTACATCAGGGTGGACAGGAGCATCCAACGTAACGGCTATTGCTTACAGGGGTGGCCCAAGATCAGTTGTGATACCTACACTTCTTTCTCAAAATGGATCATCCGGTACGGTAATAAGCTACGCTGCTCAAGCGGCTATCACTTCCCCAGTATTCAAAGAATCAGCCCTAGACTTGTGGCTTGTCGGCCTAGCAGCAACCAGAGCAACTGGCAACAACCTTTCAGGCTTGGCTCCGTCCGGGATGACATTTATTAACAATTCTATAGGTGCAAGTTTTGAGGTTGCTTCTTACGACACGAATTCAACTAGATCGGCAATTTGGCCAGCAACAAATGTAACTCAGGCTACGGGTGTAGTATGGGCGACCTTCGTTTTAGAGTTGCTAGAAATCGACCACAAAACAACCAGCGGCGGTGGTGGTGGATCGTACTCTCCAATCGACAACCTCTTGATAGGGTAACCATGTCCGACAAATACATTGGAGACTTCAAAAAAGGACAGCAGATTCGTGTCAAGTTCAACACGTTCAGTCAGGGCTTGATTCCGACTGCCCCATCGGTAGCTTTGGAAGTGGCGATCTACAAAGATTCGGCAACAGAAATCACCACGACTGGAATCACACAGCCGACGCCAAACTTTGATTCCAAGAACGGCCTGCACGAGCTGGTGATCGACACTTCCGACTCCGTGTACGAAATCGGCAAAGACTACGATATTGTGTTCACGGCAGGTACAGTCGATGGGAAAGACCTGACTAGAACGATCCTTCGGACGTTCTCGCTCGAGAACAGAAACACAGATGCCGACGTCACAAGGATCGCAGGACAGACCGCTAGTGCTGATGCTCCGGTGGCGTTCCCGGCGAGTGTGGCAAATGAATCAACGGTAGGCAACCGGCCAACCCTAGCACAGATCGAAGGCTCGACGGTCTTGGCGAAGGACTCGACCGTGGCGAAGGACTCGACCGTGGCGAAAGATGCTACCGTGGCCAAGGAATCGACCCTCGGGAATCGGCCAACGCTAGCCCAAATCGAGGGCTCGACTGTCTTGGCGAAAGACTTGACCGTGGCGAAGGACGCAACCGTCGCCAAGCAAGCAACCTTGACCCAAATCGCCGACAGGCTCGGAGCGTTTGCTGGCTCTGGAGTCAACACCGTGCTTGGCTTTTTCAGAGCAATCATGCGCAAGGACGCTTGGATCGACACTCCGTCTGATGTCGGCGGAACATACAACCACACCACGGACTCCCTCGAAGCCATCCGCGATCGAGGCGATGCAGCCTGGACGACCGGAGCTGGCGGTGGTGGCGGTGGTGGTGGCGGTGGTGCTGGTGGTAGTGATCCGTGGGCCACAGACCTAGCTACCGGTGGCTACACTGGCACCCAGGCCGGAGCGGTCATCCAATCGATCGCGGCCAAGACCAACACGATCACCGCTGGCAAGGTTTCCTATGCTGGCCCAGTGACCGCGAAAGGCACCGTCGACCAGATCGTCATCGGCGATGATTACCTCACTGCCCATGGTACCGCATTCGTCTGGACGATCTCCGCGATCCCTGGCATGTCGGTCGGTGCTGTCACGGTCCACTTCGGTGGAACCAACGGGACCAACCCATTCGCTGTCACCGGCACCGCTGCGGACATCGGATCGGGGAAATGGTCGCTCACTTGCGAAATGCCAAAGGCGACCTCGGGCGGACTGGTCCCAGGAGAGTACCGGTACTCGGTGGCTGTCCACAATTCTGCCGGCGTCGAACTGACTCGGGTTTATTACGAGGATCCGTTTGTCGCTGTGGAGAAATTCACGCCATGAATGTGACCTTCAAAGTCCGAGAAGCTTTCTTCGACCGCCCCAAAGTGATTGCCTCGCTGAAAAAAGCGAAACGCAAAGTCTTGTCAAAGGCTGGTGCTTTCGTTCGCAAGCGAGCTCGGTCGTCGATGCGTCGGCGAAAGTCCGCTTCGGCACCTGGCTCTCCACCGTCGGCTCACTCGCCCAACACGCACTCGCTCAAGACGATTCTGTTCGCCTACCAGCCCCAAAGCGAATCGACGATCGTCGGCCCAGTGCAATTGAACCAAGTCAACTTCACGATCGAGTCGGTCACGAGCACTGTGGCTGGTCTGCATGAACGGGGCGAGACTGCGATCATTCGCGAGTACCGATACGCCTCGATCGAGGGAGAGGGCGAGCCTGCCAACTGGCGACGGGTCGACGGCCGTCGAAGGTATGACGAGCGGCCTGGGTATCGATTCGAGACTCGCCGTCGCCGAGCTCGGTACCCCAAGCGGCCTTTCATGCGTCCTGCGCTTGAGGCCGAAGCCCCCAATTTCCCCGAGCTGTTCAAGAACTCGATCGCATCGGTGAGGTAGTACCATGGCATCCAACATCAAGGCCGGTCAAGCTTACGTCGAGATCGCGACCAAACAGGGCTCGTTCGATAAAGGAATGGCCCAAGTCCAAGCTGCAATGGCACGGCTCAAAGGCGTCGCGACGACCATGGGCACCGGAATCGCAAAAGGTTTCACCGGTGCCCAAGGTGCCTTGTCCGGCTTTTCCAAGAGCGTACTCAGCCTCCCTGCTGCGATCGCTGGCTCGGTCGCTGTGACTGGCTTGGTCGCACTGGCCAAGAATTTCGCCGACGCTGGGTCCGCAGTCGACGACATGGCCCAGCGAACTGGCATGAGTGCCGAGGCGGTGTCCTCGCTGGGGTACGCTGCCAAGCTCTCCGGTACCGACATCGGAACACTCGAAAAAGGTGTCCGCAAAATGCAAATGGGCATCGCCGATGCAGCAGCCGGCGTGCCTGGTGCCGTGGATAAATTCAACGCTCTTGGCTTGAGTGTCGATGACCTCGCGAAGATGTCGCCCGACGAGCAATTCATCGCGATCGCCGACAAACTGTCACTGATCCAGGATCCGGCGTTGAAAAGTGCTGCGGCCATGGAGTACTTCGGAAAAGCCGGTGCAGACCTGGTGCCCATGCTTTCCGGAGGGGCCGAGGAAATTCGCAAGCTCCAACAGGATGCCCAAGACCTCGGGCAAACCATGTCCGGCGAAGATGCTGCCGCCGCCGCTAAGCTCGGCGATGTGTTCGACAGGCTGCTCGGCGTGATCGGTGGCCTGCAAACCCGAATCGGTTCGGCCCTCGCGCCGCTGCTGACCGCAGTCGGCGAAAGGATCATCAGTGTGGTCTCGAGCGTCAGTAAGTTCATCGGCGAGAACCAAGAGCTGATCGTCACGATCGCTAAGTGGACGGCGGTCGGAGCTGGCTTGCTCGCTGGCCTTTTCGCACTCGGTGGAGCTGCGGCCGTCGCCTCGGTGGCCATGACTGGCCTAGCTGCCATCGGTGGAGCGATTGCCACGGTATTCGGCATGATCGTCGGACTGATCACCGCCATGGTTTCGCCGATCGGGCTGGTGATCGTCGGAGTCACCGCAGCAGCCGGCGCGTTTCTCTACTTCTCCGGAGTGGGGGGTGAGATGGTCAATTCCCTGGTCGCCAAGTTCAACGAGCTTAAATCGATTGTGCTGCCGGTTTTCGACGCGATCAAGACCGCTCTGATGTCCGGCCAGTGGCAAGCCGCTGGCCAAATCGCAATGACCGGCCTGCAATTGGTCTTCCGGGTCGCCACTCGAGACATCTACGCGGGCTGGCTTTCGATGGTCACGAAGCTCCAGAATGCTTGGACGGATCTGTCCGCCATGGTTTCCATTGGTGCGATTGAAATGGTCGTCGGTGTCGTGAACACCCTGGCCGGGATCCCAACCCAACTGGCCAAAGGATTCGCAACGGCAGTCACTTGGTTACAGGGTGCGTTCGACGAAACGGTCAACTTTATCGCCAAGAAGCTGCTGTACATCTATTCGCTGATCGACCGGTCGGTTGACTACGAAAAAGCAGCGATGCAGATGGACAAGGATGCGGCCAAGCGAGCCGATGCGCGTCAGAAATCGCTAGACACTGCCAATCAGAAGCGAGACCAGGAGCTTCAGGC